TAATGTTGGATCTGGATCAGAAGTTTTTAAGCAAAAAACTGGAAACAATTTAGAGCTAAGAACACTCGTAGAGGGAAGCAATATAACTTTAACACAGACTGCTGATGAGATTGAGATTTCATCTACTGGTGGTATCGTTAACATCCAAGAGGCTTTTTTAAATGGAACTGGAGTTTTCAATGCGTCTACTGGCTTAATTACAGGCCAGACAGTTTTTACTTTACCTTTTACTCCTATAAGTGAACAAAGCCTTTTTGTTTTTGAGGCTAATGGTAGAGGTGTAGATTCAGATGAGTTTTCAATTTCTGGAAACCAGATTACTTTTTCTTCTCCTCCGATTGCTGGAACTAAAAACATCTACATAAGATCTATAGGAAGCCCTGTTTTATTAAATGTTCCTGCAGATGGGAGTGTTGATACTGATAAGATTGCAGATAGTGCTAAAACTGATTATCAAATTAAAGAATTAACCGCTGATATAAGTTCTAATGGTGTTGCTTCAGCTTTTACATTTAATAATTTAGTTATTGGTAATAAATATAAAGTAACTGTTAATCTAAGGCCAGTAATGCCAAGTAATGATGATATGTCTGTAGATGTTACTGATGGATCTAATGAATATTTTCCTATAGATTGGGCAAAAACAGTTGCTGCATCAGGTGGTGGCACTATTAATCCGACTTTTTCAGTTTGTAAAATTATAATTGCAACAAGCTCAACATTAGAATTTGATTTTACTTTTACTGGCTCGTCAAAAATCGACGGTGTCGGTGGGAACTCATGGGTGATGCTTGAAGAGTTGCCGTTACACAACTTAACAACAAAATGGAATTAGAATATGGCACTTAAAAAAATACAAAGAGCAGCTATTCAACAAATTAGAACTGTAAATAGAACTTTAACAACAACTATCGAAGACAGTGATGTTACAAACATTGTAAGTTTAAGAGTTACTGATGCTCCTGTAGGATGGGAGTGTATTCCAATTATAACTGCTTACATCCAGGCAACTGGTGCCTCTGCAAGAGTTAAAATAAATAATGATGGTAATGTTGTTGCTTTTTTACAGTTGCAAGAAAGCGTTTCAGGAAGTGGTTTTATTAGGATGCAAGCCTCCTCAGTTGGTGAAAGATTTACTGTCACTAATGCGTTAATAACTGTAGACACTGATGCTTTTGGAACAGGGGATGCTTTATACGGGTCTAATGTTGTTTCAGATGCCCCATCTAGAGTGGATTATTTGTTTTTTCCTCCAGGGAGTTTTGAATAATGGCTCAAAAGTTTAGTCTTGAAGTAGACATTCAAGGTGATTTTAAAAACTTTCAAAGGTCTTTAACATCCGTTCAAAAAAGTGTTAAAAGATTCGGATCTTCTGTTGAGGGTGTTGGCCGTTCTTTAACATCTGCTTTTACAATTTTAGGTGGCGGTCTTTTTTTTGGCAAAATAATAAAAGATGCTTCAGATGCAGAAGAAACTTTAAATAAATTCGCAGTTGTTTTTAAAGATGTTGCAGAAGACGCAAGCGCTGCTGCTAATAATTTAGCCAATAATTTTGGAGTTTCCAACACTGCAGCTAGAGAGCTTTTGGCAAACACTGGTGATTTACTAATTGGTTTTGGATTTACTGGAGAAAAGGCTTTAGAACTTTCTGAAAATGTTCAACAACTTGCTTCTGATTTAGCATCTTTTACAAACCTTGAAGGTGGAGCGCAAAGAGCTTCTGAGGCAATAACGAAAGCATTGCTTGGAGAGACAGAGTCTTTAAAAAGTTTGAACGTAACCCTAAGACAAACTGATGTTCAAAAAAGAATACAAAAGCTAGCATCTGAAGGTGTTACTTTTGCAACTGAAAGAGAAGCAAAAGCTCAAGCAACCTACCAGCTTATTGTAGAACAATCTACAAACTCAATCGGTGATTTCGCAAGATCTCAAAGTTCTTTTGCAAACCAATCAAAAATTGCAAGAGCTTCATTGGAAAACTTGTCTGAAAGTTTAGGAAACTTATTATTGCCGTTTGCTACAAGGGTAATAAGTGCAATAAACAGTTTAATAAGCTCTTTTGTAAATTTAAGCAAAGAAGGAAAAGTTTTAATTTTAGCATCTGTTGCGTTGTTTGCAGCACTCGGTCCGTTGCTAATTGTGGTTGGAAAATTAATTATAGTTTTTGGATCTTTACTTGGCGTTTTAGGATTTTTAGTTAGCCCTATAGCTTTAATTTCTGCTGGTTTAGCTACAGTTGGAGCTGCAATTTTTGCACTTATTCAAAGGTTTCAAGCTTTTAAAAACGCTGGTGTTGGAACATTTGATGCTATAAAGCTAGTTATTTTAGATGTTGCAGATGTTATAAACTTAATTTTAGTTAAATCATTTCAAGAGTTTGTAAACCTTGCAATTAGAGGAACGAATTTAATTAACTCAGCTCTTGGAAGAGAGATACAGCCGCTTTTAGATTTAGATGGATTTAATTCTCAAATAGACTCATTAAGAGATGGCATATTAGAAGCAAACGGTGTTGCAATTGATTCTATAAAAGACCCTGTTGATGCAATTAAAGATTCATTTTCTGAGCTTGGAAAAGATGCTATTGATTTAAAAAACAAATTTGTAAGTCTTTTTGGAGGCGTAGGATCATCAGCAGCCAAAGCAGGAGACTCTGCACAAAAAGCTGCAAACAGTACTGATGATTTAACTAAAAAAATAGCAAGACCAGAGGCGCAAGCTGCAGCCAGTGGTTTAGCAGATGCTTTTGGTAACATTGCAGATGGTTCAAAAAATGCAAGCGAAGCTTTTTCGGATTTTGCAGGTAATTTTTTAGAACAAATATCTCAAATGATTTTGCAAAGTTTAATTTTAAGCTCTATTCAAGGAGCTTTACCAGGAGCTAGCACAACAAGAACAGCTAGAAGTGCAACTGGAGGGCTTGTTTCAGGTGGAAGCATATCTAGAAGGTTTGCAGAAGGTGGTATGGTCAGTGGTCCAGGAACAGGCACTAGTGACTCTATACCCGCTATGCTTTCTAATGGAGAGTTTGTAAACGATGCTAGAACTGTTGGATTTTTTGGGTCTGGTTTTTTTCAAAACTTAAAAAGAGTATCAAGAGGTGAGTTTGGCATACCTCAATTTAGAGACGGTGGCTTTGTATCTACCACTCAAGGATCAGAATTTACACAACAAGCCCAAAACCCTTCTAACATTGTTATTCAAAATAGTGGTGAACCGAAAAGCGTTTCTAATGTTTTTACAAAAGAAGACTCTCAAGGAATTGTAACAAAAATAGTTTTAGAAGATTTAGAAAGAAATGGACCTATAAATAAAACCTTATCTAGAAAAAGAAGCGGGCCACAAAGATGATTACAAAATTTCCAGACTATGTGTATATTGATGGGTCTACAATTAGGGAAACTCGCTTATCAAATGTTATATCAAGTCAGTTTGAAACTGGTCCTGATCAAATAAGACCTGTTTCTTCCTCCACAAAATATAGACTTCAATTTACTGCTAGAATTCATGAAGACAATTACAAAGAGTTTTTGAATTGGTTTGAATTAGTCTTAAAACAAGGTGCAGGTTATTTTATATTAAATGATCCATTATCATGTGAAATTATATGCTTAAAATATAGGTTTTTAAACAAAGATTTAGTCTTTGAAAGAAGCGGTCAAATCTTTGAGTCTAGTTTTGAAATAGAGAGATACGGCGATGCCAGACTATAGTGAAGGTTTAATTGTTAATGTAAATAAACTTTCATCAATAGAGTCTTTAAAGGTTTTAATTGAGATTACACACCCTCTTTTATCGACTCCTGTAAGAGTAATTAATGATAATATTGATATGATTTCACAAGGAAACAATTTTATAGCTTTTCCTTTTGAATTTCAAAGAGCTGGAGACATTGAAAACGAGCTTCCAAAAGCACAAATACTTTTCTCCAACGTTGGCAGATCTTTTGTTAGATGGTTAGAAGAAACTTATGGTGCTGCAGATGCTGAGTTAAATATAATCTTTGCAAGAAGATCAGACCCTGACAATTGGGAAAACGTTTTTCCATGTAAAATTGTTTCAACATCAGTCTCTCCTGAAACAATATCTTTAGATATAGTTATTTTAGAAAATAAATTAGTACAAAGATCTATAAGGTTTAGCTTCACTCCCAAGCGTTCACCAGGGCTTTTTTAATGGATCATTGGTCTAGGTCGTACATATCAACACCTTATGAAAAGTTAAATTGTGCTGAATTGGTTGAAAAAGTGCAGTCAGATGTGTTTAACAGGTGTTTTAAGTTTCCACAAACGAATGGGAATGTTTTTACAGAGTCTAGAAGAATAAAACAAGAGTTTGAGAGATACGTTGTTCCTGAAAAAGCTAAGATTTTAGAGGATGGTGACTTAGTTTTAATGAATGCTAAATTTGAAATGGCTCATGTAGGTGTTTTGTGTATAGTTAGGGGTAAGCTTCACGTTCTTCACAGTTCAAAAACTTTAGGTTGCGTGTGTCTTCATAAAATTAGTGAGATAAAAAACTACGGGTTATTTTTAAGAGGGGTTTATAAATGGCAAAAATTAGATACTACAAAGACCCTTTAATAGATAAATTTGAAGATATAATAACAAATAAAAAACTACTTAAAGACGTATTAAAATCTTTAAAAATTTCGGACAGGCCCTTATCAGTTTCTATAAATGGCGAAACATCAGAAGAGTTGTTTTTAGATTATAACATTAAAAAAAACGATAGTATTGTTATAAAAAGAATTGTTGAAGGAAACTCTGACAACGATTCAAATAAAGTTTTATCAAGTGTTATTCAAATAGCAGCAATTGTTGGATCTTTTTTTATACCAGGATCTGGCATACTGGTTTCAATAGCCAAAGCAGCGTTAGTAGCAGGTGGATCTTTAATAGGTGGTGTTGTTAGGGTTGCTGGATTTTCTAGACCAGAGCCTGAAATAAGAGAAAGTCAAAAACCAGCAGCTAATGCATTTTCTATTACATCGGCACAAAATGAATTTAGACAAATGAAGCCTATGAAAGTTGTTATGGGGTCACATAGAGTTAGTCCAGACTTTGCAAACCAGCCGTTTAAAGATTTTGTTGGTGGAACAAAAGATTTAACTACACAAACTGGAATTAGCAATTGGGCAGCCAGAGCCATTAATTTTAGCAATGAGTCTTCTGACTGGAGAAATGTTTCAGCTAACTTTTTAGGCTCTACTTTTTTTAATTTTTATAACTACACATCTGGTCAAACTGCTAATCAGTTAAACTTTTGGCCATACCCTCTACAAGTAAGCGTGACTGTGTCAAATTCTGATATAACTAACCAGTTTGTTGTGCTCTATGAGGATGGCAACAGCGATCCAGGAAGAGAAACTTTTAGGTTTGGTACAAGGAGTGTTGTTGATATTAGCGAAATAAATCCAAACGGTGGTCCTGACTTAAACACTGTTTACAAAGGACCTATTTTAATAAGACATACAGATCCTCTAGATCCAGTAGTAATAGCTAATGGTGGGGAGCCTTTTATATCTACGCTTCAGCTTTTAGCATGGTCTCATTTAAGTCAAAACTCTATAAATGGAGAAGATACTTTTAGCCTAGAATTAACACCGAGATCTTCTTTTCATCAAAACCAATCTAACTATGAAAGTCTTTATTTGTATTTAATAGGTTTTAATCAAAGTTTAGATCCTGATCCAAGTGTAAATGCAAACCCTTAC